CGCAAAATCAAACAGTTCTGGCTTCTTTGTCATGGCTCAATCCTTCTTCCTGAGGCTCATGCTCATTGCGTACCGATCCGTGATCAAGATCACACGCGTCTTCGCTCTCGTAACTGCCGTGTACAGGTTACGCCTACTCAACAAGTAATACTGAGGCCTGTTGATACAGTACACAACCGTATCGAACTCCGATCCTTGGCTCTTATGCGTCGTGATCGCGTAGCCCAACTCGATCTGCTTCCTCGGATCGTAATTGACATGATGCCCCATCACATGATTGTAAAACTTCAACCGGGGCGGCACCGTGAACAGTCTCTTGCCTGCGAGTAGGCCCAACTCGCCGCTCTCGGGATCGACCCAATCGATATGTCCTATCTCTCCGTTGAATATGGCGAGATTGTAGTCGTTTTTGATCCATAGATACTTGTCCTTTGCCCTTACAGCTAACGGAGGCTCTTTCTGACCGTACCGATCCAACCTCAACAACGGACCATCTGGATTGAACTTCATCTGCAAGCTTGGATTGACGCGCATCGTGCCGTTATTGCCCTTGCGCATCGGCATGATAATCTGACAGTTCGTATCTGAGAACTCAGGCGTTGCGAAGTCAATCAACTGCGCAATTGGATTGTCCGAATAAATAATCTCGAACCGACTGTTCCTTTGTGGCAACCGTCCTTTAAGTATCAGCATCGCATTGCTGACAATATCATCCCTCGACCTAAAGTTATGTGTCAGCACAACACTCGGATACGATTTCAATACATCAATGAACGGTGGCGGTAAGCCTGAATTGTCCTCCACTGGTGCCAACTGTTCGTTGTCACCAAACATTCTGATAACCGCCTTCGGCTTCATCGCGTCCTGCAAGAACGCGAACAACTCAGTGCTCAACATCGACGCTTCATCGACGATGATCACGTCTTCTTCCAATGGATTGTCTCTGTTGTGCCTCGGCATTCCGGGGATCGGCTTGTCCTTCGGATCAGGCGGATCATCAGGCATCGGAAACCGCAGCAGCCTATGCACGGTCACGGCCTGAATGCCGGTCAACTCTTGAATACGTTTCGCTGCTCGACCTGTCGGTGCCGCTAATACAACTTTATAACCTGCCTTCAACAACTCATATACCTTACCAAGAACAAATGTCTTGCCTGTACCTGCGCCGCCTGTGATGCCTACTATCTGCTCTGAAATGTCACAGCAAAGCTCAATGGCAGCTTCCTGTTCGATACTCGGTTTAGCTAGCTGCACTACGTTGTTTGACTCAAGCATGATTGCTCCGTTCTATGGCCTGTGATCCGTTGTTCGGAAGACTCTCACTTACTCAGCTTTGATGATGTCGCACCCTTTACTGCCCACATGGCAGCGTCTTCATAGTGCGCCATCGCCAAAGAAAACAGACGACCGACTTCTGGATCGGTCGTCTTGTCACTCATCGCATGACACAAATCAATCAGCTTTGCAGTGTGCTGTTTGATCGTATCAACGTCCGACGCTTTCGACGGGTTGAACTCGACACGAACCCTATCTTCTCCGACTGTCATGCTGCTGACTCCAATACCTTTCGAGCTACGTTCAACGTTGCGACCCTCAGGAAGTCTGCCTGAGGGATACCTAACGCCTTCGCCGCACGATTGACTTCTTTACGGTCTTCTGTCGTCATGCGGACGATCATCTGTACAGAGCCGGCCCGTGGGTGATCCGTTAAGTCAATCACCACTTTCTGAACCGACATTTCTATGCACTCCTTTCACGATGAAAGATGGTGGGCGGGCGCTTACAGTCGTCCTGCCAGTTCAAAGCACGTTAATTCGTGCTGCCCACCATTTACGCACTCTACGCTACGCTACTACCTACGCCGACCACGCGGAGCCGGGGCAGGTTCTGGTGCCGGAGCAGCACGCGGCGCTGCACGATCAGCCGGAGCCAATGATGCAATCTCCGCACGGGTTTCGCCAAGGTACGAACCCGACCGCACTGTTACCAAAGTCTTGCAGCCCATCCAATCGTTCGGATCGACTGTCGTGATGTTGGGGTCCAACCCCAATGCCGCATACAGGTTCTTCAGAGAGAAGATGGTCCGGCGGTCCTTCGCGTCACGCGGCACGAGCTGACGGTTCCAGAACAGAACGGCACCTTCCTCGTACACCTCCGCAACGGACGCAGGCAGTTCCTCCTGAGGAATGACGATGCGGATGGACCAGTAGCGGTTTCCTGCCTGACTGGACTGTGCCTGCACGTCCTGAACCTCACCGATGTACTTGCCCGGAGGGACTTCCGGCGGCTTCTCCGCATCGCCGAGGTTACCCTCAAGCTCCACGATGCTCAGCGGTTCGTCTTCAGCCATATTACGCTCTCCTTGTGAGCCAGTTGAAAGTGGTAGGGTCAGCTCTTACAACACCGTAACTGATCCTACCTTGGGATGAAAGTGGTAGGGTCAGCTACCACCGTTTGAGTCAAACAAGTCACTGACCTGACTTCTTGGGCTTGGGAATGGCTAGGCTTCGCCGTCCGTTAACTAACCACTCCTCATGCCAAGCTGCAATTGTCATCTGACCCTTTGCATTATCACTGATAGCAGGGTCATATGTCAATTCAATTTGTGGAACTTCCTTCGTTGTGAACATGCGCGTCTTCATCGGCCTCCTGAGGCCGTAATTACGCACCGTAAGCATCCTCTTGCCATTGACTTCGCGCAGGTTCCATATCTCACTCAAGCGCCAAGTCATGTTATTGACCAGCTTGCCACCAAGCTGCACGCTAATGAAATCGACAACCTCAACAGCACGCCCACCCATCACCTCCGTCTTCATTATCGGATCATCCTCATGGGCCGTGATGATGATATTAACATTGTGCTTTGCCGTCACACGCAAGAACCCTGTCAAGGATGCCAATACAATAGCATTTCTGCCACCATACGCTGCGATCCCCGGCGCTTCCATTGACGGATGGAACATCTTACCCTTTCCTAATCCGTCACTCACCGCCTTCTGCAAAGCTCTATACGCAATCGCTGTCGCACTGTCCACAACAAGCGTCCTGATGTGCTTGTTATCTGTTAGAACACCATCAAGTCCGAAAGGGTTGTCATTCTGCGAATGCTTGAACAAATCGTCATAGCCCATGTGTGACAGATCAGCGATCATGACATCTTTCCTGCCACTAACAGGCGTCGCTTCGTTGTCACCAAAAGAGAACCACAACTTCATACCCGGCGCTGTCGCCGCGAACGTCGTCTTGCCACTTCCTGCCGGTCCCCATATAAGGATCGCTGACCGCGACGGTGACTGATCACCATGACGGGCAACAATTGGTCCGAGTTTCACTTCTTGCACTTCAGCCATGTACAGAGTCCTTGTTTGAGTCAATCTTTGATAACCTTGTTGCATATACGACACCGCCAATAGCACGTATATGGCCCTATCGTATGCAACACTTCAGGACACCCACCCCACCAACATATAAACACACGCCTGATCAAAATCCGAACTGTTAACATTGGTATCTGGTTCACTTTCTTCTCCTGATTTGTTCGATGTAGATCAACGCAGCTACCGATGTACACAACGCAACAGCCATAGCACAGGCGAGAGCACCCAAGAGAACGTCATCGATGCTCATCGCCTGCATCTCCAATGTTTGTATTTACCTCTGTAGTATACGACCTTCCGCATGCCGTGTCTACTACAGATATCACTTCGAGCCCTTCTTGATAGCGGTTTACGTACGCTTCTTTCTTCTTGCCTTACTTCTTGTTCTATTACTCTTGGTTCCTCTACCGGTTCCCTTGGCTTTGCCACTATCGGGATCGTCCGCACCTTTACCTCTCGCAGAACCAACCCCGACCACCTGTCCTGAAACTCCTGACTCCTCAGTCCAAGGACTAGCACTGTCTTCGGCTTCGGCTTCGGGAGGAGCACTACCAGCGATGCGCATAACGCTGATAGCAATAGACAAAAGCAAAGCCTTCTCAGCCTGTTGGGATGCCTCGAAGTAAGCCCTTGCATCAGGTTCGATGTTGTTAAGCCACTGATGTCCTTCAGCATGAGCCAGTTGAGCCGCCAGTGCTCGCGCCTTTTCGGAAGCAGCAATAGCTCGCGCTCGCATAGGGTCTTCAGGGCTGAACACATTAACCATAGGGTCTTCGGCGCCTGACATCTAAGCCTCCAATATAGCCCGCTCACTCGGGCTCTGATCGGCAGGAACCATTTCCTGCTCGAATGCGATTTGCCTACCCTCAGGGCTGTCTGCACAGAACGGGATGAGTGAACACGGACGGAAGTACCGATTACAACTGTGAGTAAACCGGGGAGCGTGTTCATATCCATTGTCTCCAAACGGTTCATACAGGTTCTCGACGAACCACCGCACGTCCTGACCCCACTTTGCAATGGCATCGTAATCCCTACTGATCGGCAACGATGCGTAGTTCTCCCCCGAATTTGACCGCTTGATCTTCACAGCAATCACTCTCCCATCCAACACCTGCATGCCAAACACAGCAGTACTACATGCGAGATAACCTGTGAATTGATACTTCATGTATGTGGCATTCTGAAATGCACTGTCGATCCTCGACGCCGTCTTGTTATCTTCAAGAGTCGGCCTCTTGCCCGCATCCAAATCCAGCACCAGCCCATCAATCGTTCCGATGTACCGCAGCTTGTATCCGTCTTCGTACATCATCACGACATCGAACACCTGCTCGATCCCGACCATGCTGTTTGAGTCAAACTCATCTGCGACCCAAATCGGGAACTGATCCATCGTTCTCAATCGCTCGTCAACGTACTCAATCGTTGCTACCTCCATGTTAGACATAGTTCGTATAGCATCTTTAGGATCATCAACCCAATTAGACTCGTGCAGGACACCAAAACACAATGCCAGAAGCTCATCACGTTGACCATAACCCTTCCCCTGTTCCTTGATCTTCTTCCATGTCTCCTCACCGAAAATCCTCTTGGCCGTAACCTCGGCATGCTTCGGCATCTTTTGTAGACGCCACAATTGCCAAATCCTGCACATGGCAAATATCTTGTGCATCAACTCCCCAGCCTCAAGCGCCATCGACCTTGCGGCGCTGCTGTACCTCCTCTGCCCGTGAACGATCCCCCATGTTGGGCACATGCATAAGTCCTCGATCCGGCTGCTCGACCAAACCTTCAAGTGCGCTTCCGAGTCCATCGTCGGGTGAATGGATATCAACCTTGGACGGCCTGTGTCTCGTCTCTCGCTCGACGGTTGCTTGTTCAACTTCACTGACGGTTTCGGATTGTCGTTCTGGTCCTTCGACGGCATTGAGATATCTCCTGATTTCGGGTGCCAAATTGATGATCACATTCTGGAAACGATCAATGTTCCCTGACTTACCAACGTACTGACTAAACGCTCCGACCAGTGCGTACGTTGCCTCGTGCTTCTCTGCGTCGCTTTCTGCTTCGTAGAAAGCTCCATCGTCCGTGAGATACCCTACTACTTCTCTCATCGAAATCTCCGTACGTGTTTGAGTCAAACTCTTCGTCGAACGCGGTAAACAAAATCCCGGAACGTTTCATCAGCCTTTGCACGGTCCACAATGTACTTCTCCTCGTTGTACTTCTTCGCACCTTCCTCCATCTTCGGCGCACAGTCCGGGCAGGCGGCACTACTACAAAACAGTATGCCACCCTTCGCATCATCCCCTGTGTAATTCTTGTTACACAAGTCGCACACGACCTCATCACCCGGATCGATGGTGATTACGGTGAAGCCGTGTTTATCAGTCCTCTGACTGAACTTCATTTCTTATCCTCCATCCTTTGCGTGACTAACTGTCGGTTGCTCGCCTGCGGTTAATGCTGCGTCGAACATTGCTTGCCAGCAGCCTGTAGCCGCATCATTTCCGATCGGCTGGCCGTACTTTGCATAAGACCAATCGCGAGCAGCGGTCAGCATTGCATCTGTTGGCTCGCGCGTTGGCATGCCTCGTTCTAGGGAAAGGACATAATCAGCAACCTCACTTGGACCCTTACAGGCACAACTAGGATAAACACAGGGATCACCAACGAGGCGCGGCTGAAAAGCTTTGCAAGCTATCCGTGCGATCTCATTCTTTTTGATATAGTCGCACTTGCAAGCCTTCCCATCCCACGAGTCTGGTCCGCCCTTTCGCCATCCGCAGACCCAGCAAAACGAATGCAGCTTCGGTACTTCCTTCATGTCGTTTGTGGTGCTCATGATTGTTCACCCTTCATCCAATGGGCTGGGATTTCCTCCACGCCCATACTTAGAGCCAAGTTGAGCACAAGTTCGTTCATTCGTTCATTCTCAGATAACGCAGCGGCAACCAACTCAGGAACCTTGGCGCACAACACGTCTTGCTGCACCGAACCATCATCACTCACGTAAGCCGCAGGCCCGAGCATTTCGCCAATCTTAATGACGAGTCCACGATAGTAATCTTCGTTGCGGCTGTGGAATGCGGCTGTTTCGATCCAAGCATTCCGCTCACGGATTAGCGGTTCAATCTCCGTCTCATAGATAACCCCCGTCGCTTTGAGAACGGCCTGTACTGCTCGTGTGCTCATCAATTGTCCTCCGGTTCACGAGCAACACTATGCACATCGATCCCGTAATCCCTGCCCGAACGTTTGAACTCGAACAGCTTCTGTTGCGTATCCTGATGCAGCAACGTCAATTGCTCCATCGTCTTTGCCAACTCCAACATGATCTTGGCAGCGGCATCACCTTGCTTCGACACTTCAACAACCTGCTCGTACATCAACGTGAAGAAGTATGCAGAACGATCATCCACACCTTTCGCACGAAGCTCACGTTGGAACTCATTGAACGACATCATGCTGCAATCTCCACGTAATAGGACGGCAAACGCAGCGCATCAATGAGATACGCTGCGACATATATCTTGTCACCAGAACGACGGCCTCCCGCCCGCAAAAGTCCGTCCAACTTTTCTGGATCGGTTTGGAGCACAAGCATCTGCTGATACTCCTCATCTGTCAGCGCCACGAACTTGACTGTTGCCATTGCCATTCTCCTCACAAGGTTTTCATGAACTCGTCATCACCCGAAACAATAATTACAGGGCCTCGTAGCGGGTTCTCACTCGGACTCTTACCCTTAACACCGTCACGAATGCGTGCATAATGCCATTCCTCGTCCGCAGCCTTGTTGATCGGCAAACGCAGTCTATTCGCATCCGTATTCGCAAACACCACGCACTCAACACCTTCGTACGTACTCCAATGCGGCAGTTGTTCCACATCACCACCGGCGATATCTTGCAACAACCGCAACTTCATAGGCGCATTAAGCACCATCTGCTCATCCAATTTGCCGGCTCGTATCACACGTATATAACCCTTCATACTTCCATCTCCCTTGTTTGACTCAAGCATTGATCAAATCTTGCAGCAGACCGTGCTCCTGCTGCAACTCGGACATCTTGCTCACTCTATTCTCTACCGCAGCCAGCGCACGGTCAAGCCTCTCCAACTCTTTACCCAACATGTCACCATGCTCTCGGAACTTCCGAACCGTCTTATCGCTCTCCCGTGCCAGATCAATCTTCTGGCTGGCATGGTAATCAAACGCAATCAACATGCGACGGGCGCGGACCTGTTCGATCCGCGCCTCCAACTCCGCTCTACTGAAATCCTTAATGGTAGGCTTTGTGATCAGCGGCACGCCTGCTCTCCTCCTCAACATTCACAAGGATCATGCGCGGCTCAGCATTACGAAACTGTTCCACAGCATGATCATAATCATCCGCCTCACACCGGAAGGTAAGCACAAGCTTACCTCCCGGTATTGCATATCGGACGCAGAACCTAGGCATTGCGTCTCTCCTGACTGCCATGTGTATCCTCCACAACCGCCTCCTCAATCTTCACTAACTGAACCCTGATATCGTTATAGAAGTAATTGATATCCCTGTCCAGTTGTGTCCTCGCTTCCTCCTCTGTTGTGGGTTCGTACGTTGAAACGATCCACTTGTTATTTTCCTTATTCCACCAGCGCACTATGTAAAGAGACATTTCATCTCTCCTCCACCTTGACACGAACCTGACTGCTGCCCGGCACCTTCGCAGCACCAACGAAACCCTTCGTCATGTGCGGTGGCACCTTAAACTGACTGGCCTCCAACACCCGTGCCAGCTCCTCCTCACTGAACCGCTTCACCGGCTCCGAGACACTAGCCTTAATAATGAAATGAGGACTCTCACCGCACTCGTGTTTGCCAACCTTTGTGGGCTTATCATAGATGCCCGTGCTCTCCATGCGGTCCCAAAC